GCTGCCCGCCGGCGTTGGCGATAATTTCTGGCAGCAGGGCTATACGCCCATGCCGGTCAGCGCGCAGTCGGCAATGGTGGAGGCCTGCGTATCGGCCTACGCGCAGACCGTTGCCATGTGTCCTGGCGACCACTGGCAGCGCAATGACAAAGGCGGGCGCGATCGGGTGGAGAAGTCAGCGCTCACGCGCGTGCTGCGGCATCCCAACGACTACCAATCGATTTCCGATTTTTTGCTCAATGCCACGCGGCAGCTCTACCTCACCGGCAACACCTACGCGCTGGGCTTGCGCAACTCGCGCTACGAGATTGATGAATTGCACTTGATGGACTCAAACGTATCGTTTGCGCGCGTGGCGCAAAACGGCGAGATTTTCTACCAGCTGGCCGGCAACGACATCATCGACAAGCGGCTCAACGGCGAGGAGCTCACGCCGGTGCCGATGCGCGATGTGCTGCATGTGCGCCTGCACGTGAGCCGGCGCTTTCCGCGCCCGCTGGTCGGCGAGTCGCCGCTGGTGGCGGCCTATGCCGACGTCGGCGTCGGCGCCGCCATCGCCGCGCAGCAGACTGCGTTCTATCGCAACGAGGCGCGCCCCAGCGCCGTGCTGTCGACCGACATGGTGCTCGACAAAGATCAAGTGCAGGCCTTGCGCGATCGCTGGAACGACCAGGCGAAGGGCTTGCACCAAGGCGGCACGCCGATCCTGACCGCCGGCTTGAAGGTGCAGCCCTGGGCCACCCCGAGCAAGGATGCGGAAACCGCGGAAATCCTCAAATTGACCGGCGAGCACATCGCGCTCGCGTTTCGGATCCCGCTGCAGATCCTCGGCCTCGGTGGCACCTCTTATTCATCGACCGAGCTCTTGATGCAGAGCTGGATTGCCTCGGGGCTCGGCTTTGCGCTCAACCACATAGAAGAGGCCTTTGGCGTTCTGTTCGAGCTCAAAGGCCAGCCCGTCGAGTATGTCGAATTCGACACGGCGGCGCTGTTGCGCTCTGCGCAAAAAGACAGAATTGAGGCGCTGGCCCGCGGTGTGCAAGGAGGCATTTTCGCGCCCAATGAGGCACGCAACATGGAAGGGCTCGACGACGTGAAGTTCGGCGACGAGCCGCGCGTGCAGCAACAGGTCGTCCCGCTGTCTGCGGCAGCGGCGATCCCGGCCTCGCCACCGGCACCCTCTCCGCCGCCGGCGGCGCCGCCCGAACCAAAAGGCCACCGCGATGACATTAAACGGGAAGCCCGAGCTCTTATTGATCGCGCCGCCCGAATTAGCCGCCGCCGAAACGCTGCTTGAGGCCTGGCGCGAAGCGCTGGCCGAAGTGCTCGAGGCCGAGCGCAGCTCCTGGCAGCGCGAGCGTGCGCTTATTGAGGCGCAGGCGGCAGCCACGATTTCCGGCTTGCGGGCCGAGGTCGCGGCCTTGCGCGGCGACGTGCTCGAGCGCGTCAGCGCGCGCTTGGCCGAGCTCAAAGACGGTGCCCCTGGTGTGCCTGGGCCTATCGGCCCTCCTGGGGTGGCCGGCGAGTCAGTCGTCGGACCGCCTGGGCCGCCGGGCGAAATGGGGCCGACCGGCCTGTCGGTCAAAGGCGAGGCGGGGGCTCCTGGCCAAGACGGCGCCCCTGGTGTGCCTGGGCCTGTCGGCCCTCCTGGCGAGCCGGGGTTGCGCGGGGAGCCAGGCGAGGCGGGGGCTCCTGGTGCGCCTGGCATTGTCGGCAAAGATGGCGCGCCGGGCAAATTGCCGAAGGTGCGGCAATGGGCCGAGGGCGTTTGGTACGAGGGCGACGTGGTCCGCCATTGCGGCAGCACCTTCCAGGCTGAGCGCGATACGGCCAACACGCCGGGCTCGAGCCTCGATTGGCTTTGCATTGCTGCCGGCGGCCTGGACGCGCCGATGCCATGCGTCCGCGGCACCTATGTCGCCGACGGCCAATATAAAAAGTTCGATATCGTCGCGCTCGGCGGCTCGGGCTTTATCGCTCGCGCCGACGATCCTGGTGAATGTCCCGGCGCCGGCTGGCAGCTCATTGCCTCGGCTGGCCGCCCTGGCCGGCCTGGGCTCAAAGGCGACCGCGGCGATCCCGGCGTGGCCGGCGCCCGCGGCGAGCGTGGAGCATCCGGCGCTGCCGCGCCGGTCATCCTGGCCTGGAAGATCAACCGCGAGCAGTTCGCTGCCGTCCCGGTGATGTCGGACGGCAGCGAGGCGCCGGCGCTCGAGCTCCGAGCGCTGTTCGAGCAGTTCCAAATCGAGGCGCGGTGATGGCTGATAGAACCATCAAGGTCATAACGCCGGCGACAAGTTTTGCGCTGCTTACGTTGGACGAGATCAAACTCGCGCTCGGCATTGATCCGCTCAACACCGCACACGACGCGCAGCTGCAGATGCTGATCGATACCTATTCCGACGTCATCGCGGTGATGTGCCAGCGCACCTTCGCCAAGGAGAAGGTGTCGGAAACCTGGCGCGGCGATCCGCCGCCTTACGAAAACTACAGGGTGTTCCTGTCGCACTGGCCGGTGATCGATACCGATATCGAGTCGGTCTATGCGCCGAGCGGATTGCTGATCGACCCCACCGCTTACGAAGTCGAGACCGACTCGGGCAAACTCACGTTGCTCGGCTCGCTCGGCGGCTGCGCCGATGACCCGATCGTCGTGACCTATACCGGCGGCTACGAGCTGCCGGACGAAGCGCCGCCGGCGTTGAAGGCGGCGCTGCAGCTCATGGTGCAGGCCGCGGCTTCGCAGCTCCTGCGTGGGCTCAATACCGGCATTCGCTCGATCTCGCACAAAGACGCGCGCGTGATGTATTTCGATCCGACCGCGACCGCTGCCAAAGGCGGCAGCGCCAAGGGCCCGCTGGTCGGCGGCGATACCATCCAGGCATTGCTGTCAGCCTACATGCGCTTCGAAGTTTAATGTTCGGCCCCAACGTCGGACAGATTGCCAAGCTGGTCGCCACGCTCACCTCGGGCGACGACAACCTGCTCGACAAGATCCTGCACGACAAACTGGACGAGCTCGGCGAAGAATTCTTAATGAAATATCTGGCGGGGCCGTTCGGTGGCACCGACAGCCGGGTTTCCAATGCCATCAGCACCGGTGGCATGAGCGAGCTCGAAAACCTCGGCAAGCACTTCCTGTCGACCGGCCTGCCGCAGCCCTGGCAAAAGATTGTTAGCTCCGCCTATTCGCCGTTGCGCCGGCGCGTGCACGGCGAGCACTCGCTGCGCTCGCACGCAGCCTGGGCCCGCACCGATTGGGCCACGTCGCGCGATGATTGGCTCGACAATCGCTGGCGCCATGATTGGCGCTCGCAGCCGCGCGATGCGCGCGGGCGCTGGATCCCTGGCCGGCTGCAGACTTGGTACGTGTCGACCAGCATGCGCTATCGCGGCACGCACGCGGGCCGCAAGAAACGCCGCACGATGAAAACCCGCCGGCTCGAGCGCCTGCGTGGCCGGCGCGCGGCGCGGTCATTGATGAAAAAGTTCAGGCGAAAGGCGCCGGGCAAATATGGCGGTTAACTTTTCCGAGGACGTCTACCTGCCGGCGCAGGGTCTGTTCGGGCGCGCGATCACAGTCACGCCAATTGCGAGCCAGCCTGCCGGCGCGCCTTATCCGGCGCGCGGCAACCTCGACATTGACGCGATCGACGTTGGCGGCCTGGACGGCTCGATCATTTCGGAGACGCGGGTGGTGCTCGATATCCGCGACGTTGAGTTCTCGGTGTTGCCGCTGCAGGGCGATCTCATCAACGTGCCGGCGGATCCGGTCGGGCTTGCCGCCGAGGGCGACTTTGAGGTGCTGGACGCCGACCCGAATGGGGGCGGGGAGACGACACTGACGCTTCGGCGCCTGGTCACGGCCAAGCCATGACGGCGAGCTACGCCATGATCGTGCGCGATGCCATGCTGGCGCGCGTTAAGACCATGCCGTTCTTTTCCGGCTTTAATTTCGGCACCAACAAAGCCGAGCAAATCCAACCGGAGAAGATCCCGTTTTGCGGCGTCTACTTCATCAGCGAGGATATGCTGCCGGACGGCGATGCCAACGTGCTCGAGCCGCGCTTTCGGCTCTCGGTGCTGTACGGCTTTTCGATCATCATCCAAAACAACGACGCCACCGCCGCTGAGAATAAACTGGACGAGGGCTGGGTGCTGTTATGCGACCGGCTCTTTACCGACGCATCGCTCTATCGCAATCCGCTCGCCAGGATCCAGGCTTACGCGCGCGGCAACCGCACGCATCAATTTGGCAACGCCGGGGCCGATAACTCGATCCCGATCGCGGAGTCGCGCTTCACCTTGACGCTCGATCTCGGCACCGTCGACTTCCCGCCGATCGTGCCCGACGTGCTGTCGAAGGTGCACCTCGAGACGCGCTATCCGGCTGGCAGCGACCCGAGCGAAATCCAGCAAGTCGAAGCCGACTACGATCTCCCAACCGAAAAGTGAGGCAAGCCCATGACGATACAGGTGTGGCCGAGGACCGACGAAATTCGCAAAGTTCTCTATCACCCGACCGGCAAAACGTTTCCGGCGGAAGGCCCGGCGGATTGGCCGGAGGATACCTACACGGCGCGCCGCATCGCCGATGGTGACGTGCTGACCGCGGATCCTGATCCGCCGGCCTCGCGCAAGCCATCGCGATCCGAGAAACACGAAGCCTGACCGACCAACAGTTCTGACCTGAAACCAAGCGGCCCGCCCTCAAAGCGCGGGCCGCTCGCATATCCGCGCGCGCGGACAACCGAAGGAGGGCAGCATGCCCATCTCGTTTAATCGCATCCCGTCCAATTGGCGCATGCCGCTGTATTGGGTGGAGCTCGATCCCAGCAAAGCCGGCCTCGGGCAGACGCCGGGCCGCTCGCTCCTGGTCGGCATCAAATTGGCGGCGGGCAGTGCGCCGCCGGACGTGCCGGTGCCGTGCGCAAGCCAGGCGCAGGCCGACGCCCTGTTCGGGCAGGGCTCCATGTTGGCCTGCATGTTCCGCGCGTTCTTTGCAAACAATTGGGCAAACGAAGTATGGGGCCTGCCGGTGGCGGAGCCCACTGGCGCCGCGGCTGCCGGTTCGATCCTGGTTGCCACCGCACCCACCGCGGCTGGCACCATCGATCTCTACATCGCCGGTTACAACGTGCCGGTTTATGTCGGCGCCACTGATACGCCGACCATCGTCGCCACCTCGATTGCTGCGGCTATCAACGCCAATCCGTCGCTGCCGGTGATCGCGGTTGCCACCACCGCCTCGGTGGCGGTGACTGCCAAGTTCAAAGGCACCGTTGGCAACGACATCCATTTCTCGGACAGCTACTACGGCACCGTCGGCGGCGAAATGCTGCCGCCGGGATTGACGCTGACCTATACGCCGATGACCGGTGGCACCGGAGATCCGGTGTTCACCGCTGGCATCAGCAACCTTGGCGAGTCGGAGGTCGACTATGTCGCCATGCCGTTTACCGACTCGACATCGCTGATGGCCTGGGAGACCGAGTTCGGCTTCTCCGATACCGGGCGTTGGGGCTTTGTGCGCCAGCACTATGGTGCGCTGTTCAATGCCAAGCGGGACACCGTCGCCAATCTTTTGACGTTCGGGGCCACCCGCAACAGCGGCCAGAATTCGGTGCTCGGCATCGAGCTCCTGGCGCCAACGCCGACCTACGAATGGGCGGCGGCCTATTGCGCCAAGGCGGCGCGTGCGCTGGTGAACGATCCGGCGCGGCCTCTGCAGACGCTGTCGCTCGATAGTTGTCTGCCGGCGCCGTTTAAGAGTCGCTTCCTGATCTCGGAGCTCAATCAGCTCGCTTACGGCGGCATCGCCACGCAGACCGTGAAGGTCGACGTGCCGATGATCATGCGGGAGTCGACGACTTATACCCGCAACCTGTACGGAAATTCGGACGATGCCTATGAGCTGGTGACCACAATGGCGACGTTGTGGACGCTCCTGCGCAACCAGCGCCAGGCCATCACCTCGAAATTCCCGCGGCACAAATTGGCCGACGACGGCACCCGTTTTGGCGCCGGCCAGGCGATCGTGACGCCGATGATTATCAAGGCGGAGCTGGTCGCGCAGTATCGCATCGACGAGTTCAACGGCCTTGTAGAAAACGGCAAGGCCTTCAAGAACAACCTCATCGTCGAGCGTGACCCGAACGATCCCAATCGGGTGAACGTGCTCTACCCGCCCGACCTTGTGAACCAACTGCGCGTATTCGCCGTGCTGGCGCAGTTCCGCCTGCAGTACGACCGCGGCCTCGACACCGTCATCGCCGCCTAGCCGCGACAATCAGCAACCTTGAGCGACATTCAGCAACATAGCGGAGAGACTACATGGCACAGAGAATTGCGGGGACTGCCTTCCTCAAAGTGGACGGCAATCAATACCCGTTGCGCGGCAACTTCACCG